CTCGAAGCAATCGAGGAACGCGCCGGTCTGGAAGGCGTTGCCAGCCGGCGAGCCACTGATCGTGTGGACACCGGTGAGCTGGATACGCGCCTGCCTGTCCACGTCGATGTGGGCGCCGAACACCGCGCCGTAGTTGATGTTATCAAGAATGACGACCGAGGTGCCGTTGCTGATGTTGAAGCCGCATCCCGTGTCGCCGTTCACGGTGGTGCCCGTGCTCGTCACCTTCACGCCGGACCAGATGTGGGTACCTCCGGCGATGCCGACGCAACTCTGGTTGGTGGCGCTGATCAGCACGCTGGACGGACTGCCCGTGTTGCCCTGCCACGTGATGTTGCCACTGCCCGGGCAGAAGGGCGCGAGGAACGGACTTCCAGAGGCGATGTTGTAGGTACCGTTCGCGAGGTTCACCGTGATATTGAAACCGTTCAGGTTGAACGTGTTCAGCACGACCGATGCGTGGTTCAAGGTCGCCCATGGACCATGACCACCGGTCACCGTGGCCGACAGGCCATCGAAGGAGTCGGAGCCCGTGGAGGGATTGATGTAGAACGTCTGGTTCTGCGTGAGGTACGTCGGACCCAGATGATGGGTCAATTGGAACTGGGTACCGTCGTACAGGAGCCACAGCATCTCGCCGGCCACGAACGCGCTCGCGGTGAGCGCGCTGCCGTCCGCGTTCGTGACCGCCTTGGCGGCCAAGGCGTTGCACGCAAGGGTGACCGGTCCCGTGTTGGTATTGGCCGCCTTGACGATCACCTCCTGTCCGGCCGCGAGTGACGTGAGGGCTGGGCTGAACGCCGCCGTCATCGCGTTGACCGAGCCGCCGTCGGCCGCGTAGGGGATGGTGAGGGTGAAGGTGTTATTGTTGATCGTGGAGCTCGAGAAACCGAAATAGTTCGCGATCTGCCACGCGCTGCCGTCCCAGACCAACTCCACCATCATGTTGGCGTTGATGTCGCCCGCCTGGACCGCGGAGCCGTTGGCGCGGTGGATCGCGCTCGCGCCGAGACCGTTCAGATTGAAGGTGGCCACGCCCGTGTTCGGCCCCGCGGCGCGAAGCCGGATCGTCATGCCGGGGACGAGCGTGGTCGGCACCGGCGTCGCCGTGGCGGTGAAGTTGTTGTTCGAGAAGCCGATCAGGTCGCCGCTCCCCACCGTCGCGTTCACGTTGCCGGTCAGGGTCACGGTCGTGCTCGTGGTGGACAGGACCGTCTGGCCGCCGGTGATCGCGCCCGGCGTCGTGAAGTCGAAGGCCTTCATGCCGGCGGCCACGTAGGCCGGCACGCCGCCGCTGAACGTGAGCACCGCGCTCGACGTGGCCGTGGTGGCCGTGGTGGCCGGCGGCGAGCCGCCCGCGCTGGTGTCCGCGCCGTAGAGCCACGTCCCCGCCTGCACGTTGGTCGGAATGTTCGGCAGGGTGCAAGGGATGAAGGGCGCGCTGCCCAACGTCACGATGTTGCCGCTCGTGATCGTGGCCTGGCCGTTCGCCACCGTGACGGCGAACATGCCCGCCCATCCCGCGTCCGCGGTCGGCGTGACCTGGCTGCCAGTGGCGGCCGCGACGCCCGCCTTGACTTGCAGCGCCGCCAGGCCTTGGCGCACGGTGTTCTGGGCCGTGCCTGCGCCGCCGGGGCCGCTGAAGGGAACGGATGGGTTGGCCGCGTTGAAGTAGGGCAGGACTGTGGCTCCGCTGTCCAGGTCCTGGTACTGGGCCTCGACCAGGAACACCTGGCTGAAGCCCACCGTCCCCGGAGGCGTGATGCCGAACGTGGTGTTGGTGAGGATGATGCCCTGCTTCAGGATCGTGTTCGAGTTCACGGGCAGGCTCGACCAGATCGACTGCTCGATGTTCTCGAGTTGGTAGACCTCGCCCGCCGTGACGACGACGTTCAAGGATGCGGGCCCGGTCGGCACGCACGTGAAGCCGTTCACGATCGTGGTCGAGCCGAGGACCGCGCTCGACAACTTCGCCAGGGCGACCATGGTATTCTGCTGGGCCAGCAGGATGTCGGTCTCCCGAGCGAGCTGGCCGAAGTAAACGGTTTGGCGGTCCATTAGGAGTTATCCTCTTCAATCTCGAGTTCGAAATCAATCACGCCGCCGGCGGGCACGGCCGCACCACCGAGATTGACGCACAAATAATCCGACGCGCCTCGCAGGATGAGCGCCTTGTCCTGTCGGGTCGCGAACTCCCACACGAGGGGGAATGGTTGGCCGGTGGCGAGTGGCAGCCACAATCGTCCCTGACCCACGTTGCTGATCAAGGTGCCCAGGCTGGCCGGGTTCGCCGTGTAGCGCGTCACGGCGGCGGTCGCGGTCGCGTCGTTGTTATCGTGCTCCCCCGCCACCACGGTCACGGGAGTGCCGCCGGTCGGCCCGGTGGATCGCTTGATCAGGACGACCGGCATGGAGCCGGCCGTGGTGGCGATACCGCCGAGAACGATGCGTTTGATCCGGAGCGTCATGGACACGCTGCCCTTGACGACAATCCAGTCGGTGGGCGTCGCCGGCGGGCTCGCGCTGCCGACGTATCGGTAGCAGCCCTTCTTGGTCTCGGACGAATGGATCAGGATGAGTGAGGAGTCGACGTCGGTCATCTGACCGAGGTTCCTCAAGGTTCCTGATGAGTCGAGCACTTGCATAGGATATAATCCCCCTAGAGTAGAGCCACGTAGGTGGCGTCGTAGACATTCGAGAAGATCATGGACGGATGGACCGGGTTGGTGGCCGGACCGTCCTGAATATCCACCCAGGCGATCGTGCCGGCCGCTATCGTTTGCTGGACGCGCTCATAGATTTCTGCATCCGTGATCAAGCCGACGATCTCGCTCGTGTCCACGTAGGCGAATGATCCGACGCCGTAACCGCCGCCGACCGTGCCGTAGCCGCTGACGAGGGGTACGCCATTATTGTTGGACCTATAGGCCTGGATGAAAATCTGATTGTTGAATTGCAGACTGCCGTAACCAAGGCCGGCGCCGTAACCCATGGTCCCGGTGCCGTACGAACCGAAGTCAAAGGTATTCCACGCCTCTTGGATGATGGGCGCGACACCCGTGAGTTGGGTCAGCATGATCGAGATGGCGAGTCGGGTCTGACGCGGACGCAATATCTCCGCCTGGATGCGAGGCTCGAACGAACCGTCGGCCTCTCCCTGCCGGCGCACGAAGTTGCCACCGAAGAAATCCCACGCGATCATATCGAGCCAGCCACTGGTCGACGTGGCGATCCTGGTTTGGAGCGCCGCGAAATCCAACGTACTCTTGATGAAGCTGAACGCGTCTCCCGCACCCGTCAGGAGGGACGTCAATATCGGCGCGTTCGCCAGGTCCGGAAACCACGGCGGCAGGACCGACTTTTGTCGCTGGACGTTGTCGTTGGTGTCGCCGATCATGGCAGGATATGCCGGCTCCGGAGATAGGCGTGGACGCGCGACCGACGCGTGGGCTTCTTGACGACTGACGCTGGCGCTGGGGCGGGGGCTGGCACCACGGCCGGCGGAGGGACCACCACCGGCTCGGGTGCCAGGGTCGGCTGCTCGGCCAGGGGCGGAGCCTTGACCGGCATCGGCCGATGATGGTGCAGCCTGTGCAGCGGCACGGTGATGACGACGTCACCATTGGGATCGTGGGCGCATCCGGCGAGCAGGACGAGGGCCGATAAGGCAACGAAGGATCGCATGAGGGTTCACTCCACTGTTTTTTAACTGACGATGACCGTCCCAGATTTGATCGTCTGGCCTGGCCCGGGGATGAGGTCCGCCTGAGAATTCTGCAGCGACATATTGGTGACGTCGATCACGCCGGGACTGGCGTCGAAGGCCACCTGCGCCAACTTCAAATAGGAGGCCATGCCGAGTTCAGGCGTGAGGCCCAGGCCAAGGCCGTTCAAGTAACTCGTGATCGCGGCGACCACCTGGGCCACCACGGTCGGATGGTAGTATCCCGCGGCCGTCGTGATCGTCATGGTCACATTGGCTAGGAGGGCGGTCGCGGCGATCACGCCCATCTGTATGCCGGCCGCCTTGACGCTGAACGCCGCCGCCTGCGCACCCGCCAACGTTGGGGCCGGGATGGCCCCGCTGCCGTCATCCACGAAGATCGTGAGTTGGGTGAAGCCGCCGGTGCCGGGCTCCCAAATCTGGTACTCCATGCCGGACTGCACGGAGATGATGGCGAAGCCGATCGCGCCCTCCGTGCCCTTGGCGAGGGAGGCGATATAGAAGGGGAAGCGCGCCTTGAGCGCGGGGTCACTCTCGGCGAGGAAACCGTTCGTGAACGCGGCCACGTTGGTGACCGTGTCAACGCCAGAGATGCCGGTCGTGATGACACCGATGCCGTTCACTTGGACGTTGCCGACCGGTCCATTGTAGGTACCGGGGACGTAACCGGCCGGGAATTGGAATTGGACAGGCACCTGCAGCGAGCTCACCTGGGCCGGTAGATTGTAACCGGGGCTCGTGCTGCCGTCCGGATTGAGGACCGCGGTGGCACTGTACTGCGAATTCGTGGTGTCCGCGGTGACGGCGAACGTCTGGGTGCCGTCCAAGGACTGCATGAGCGCGCCGACCGGGATCACGGCCGGCAGGTTCGCCACGTTGCGGCTGTATGTGACCAATCCCGTGGCGGCGCGCGCGGGCAAGCGTGGACTGATGTTGCCGTTCGGCAGCGTAATGCTCCCCGTCGCGCCTGGCATGAAGTCCGAAGTCCAGGTATCCACGTCGATACCCTTGCTCGTGGAGAGCCTGGTTGCCGTCAACAATTTCAAGATCAAACCTTGCAGCCACAGGCTGACCGATGCCTGGGCCTCGTCGAGTGCGCGGAGCACCGTACCCTTGGTGAAGTTCAAGACCAACTGAGGGTTCACGGCTGCCACGCTCGCCTGCACGACCGCGGCCCACTCCTGGACGAGCAGGTTGAAGTTCTTCGTGTTCATCGTGGGCATTATTGGCTCACATCAAAGTTGAGTAGCGCGGGCTGGCCGGTGTTGGCGTCCACGTACTTGATGTCCAGGTTCAGATAACCCGCCGCGTTTTGCGCCGCCTTGACCACCGGCAATGGTGATTGACTGACCGCATCCTCGAGCGCGAGTTGGGAGAACGTGAGACTGGCTATCGCCTGGGAGGGCACCGGCTCTCCGACATAATTCGGCAATCCCGCGCCATACTCGAGATGCCAGATGTACTTGCCCGGGCTCGTCAAAAGCCGACGCAGGACGCGCTGCTCTCCACCGATCGTGCCATCGGCGAGGAGAAAATCTCCCGTCGGCAGGATCACCAGATCTTCCTCCCACCAATGGAATAGGTCCATCCTACTTGTCCCCGAAAATGTGAACCGACGGACCGGTCAAGAGCATGACAGGAATACTCGCGGATGGAGAACCAATCAGGATTTTCCCATTCGGATTATCCAGGACGATCTGGCCTCCCGGAGAATGCACGGTCACGTCATTGCCGTTGACGTCCACGTAACTTCCATTCTGGTTCGTCAGCTTTATCTCGCCGCCCTTCATCACAATCGTGTCGCCGGCGGCGTCGGTCGCCGTGATGGTGTCGGTGCCGTTCCAGACGATCTTGTTCTGCTTGCCATCCTGAACCGTGACGGAGCCGTCGGCAGCCAAGATCACCGTTTGCTTCGAATTGTCCTGGCTGGTGCTGGAGCCGCCGCTCGTACCATTGCCGGCCGGCGCGTTCTGGTTCTGGTTATTGCCGCCGTTCGAGTTCGAGGTATTCATTCCTCGAATGGTGACGGAGCCGTCGTTCTTGAAGTAGAACTGGCTCTGGGTCTTCGGATGGATGTATTTGAATTCCCCGGCATCGACCGTCTTGTCCGGCGGGAACTTGTCGTTGAACGTGGCCTGTTGGAATGTGCCGCCCTCCCGGTCGTCTTCGTGGAATTCCAGCCAACCATGATCGCCGGTATTCGGCGGAATGTGAAAGCCCGCGCCATTGCCCGTTTGCTGCGGGTGCAGGGGTATCCAGCCGGTGATCACATCTCCGTCGCCGCCCTGGTCCGAGTCGGGCATCAACTTCAGCTTGACCGAATGGGTCTGCTTGTCGTAACTGTCCACCTTGACGGGCGTGCGGCGGCTCACGCGATGGAGCACGCGCAACACCTCGCCGTGGATCAAGTCAAGGAGGCCTTCGATCTCGCTCATGAACCTTGGCTCGAGCTCCGCCCGCCCTTCTTGTTGCGGGTTGCCAGCGTCATCACGTAGCCGTCATCCCAGGACCACTCGTGGCTGATGCTGCTCATGATGTAACTCTGGTCAAAGCCCGTGCCCGTGCCCGTGACGACGAGTTGCATCTGGGGATCGATGTTCACATCGCCAGGCATGGTGACGCTGATTTGCATCTCATGGCTTAGGATTTCATCAAGCTTCGTCTGCGCGAGCTGGTCCTGTTGCTGCTTGGTCAGGTTGGCCCCCTTGAACGAAAAGTCAAGATTGCCGCCGGAGCCCTGCGCCGTGAACTTGCTGAAGATGCCCTTGCCCTCCTTGTGTTGCCAGGACATGTGCTTCATGGTCACGGTCTTGCCGAGGTTCACGTCCCGGCATCCCGTGATCGAGGTCGCGTTCGATTGCGCCGGCGAGCCGTTGGTCGGCGGCACGTAGAAGATCTCGTACGTGCCTCCCTGGCTCTGGTCGAAGGGTTGGATGTTCAGCACGCTACCCTTGACGAAGGCGACGCACCCCATGTGGTTCGCCATCCGCGTGATGACGTTCCACATATTGTCGAGCTCGCTGATCCGGTTGTAATCATCCTTGTACTTGAGGCCTGCCTTGTCCGTGGACGAGCCCGTGATGTTCGCGCTGAGACCAGCGCGGCCGGCCAGGTCCTGGATGATCTCCTCCGGCTTCTTGTTGAGCCACTTCTCATTCGTCTTCTGGTCCGTCAGTTGCGCGGTCTGATCCCTGCCGCTAATCGTGATGGTGCGCTCGCCGAAGTCCGCTTCGATCTTGTCCACCTGCCCCATGATCATCTGCATGTAGGCTCCGCCATCATTGCAAGCCTGGACCGTGACATTGATCGGTGACGGTAAATCGGTAAGAATTCCTGCCTCGTCCATGTCTAGCGTAGCGCTGAACGTGTCGGCCGATTGGTGCTGGGACACCTTGACCGAGCACTCGATCGGACGGAACGTGCCGCCGTCGGTCTGCACGAGCACGCGCGGCGCACGGATGGAGCCCACGTCAAATCCCCAGGATGCCGCCGTTGCCGGCCGTGGGGTCCACGGGCGGGATTTTCAAGGTCACCACGCTCGTGATGATAGGATCGTAGATACCATTCAACGCGGCTATTCTGTTCCACTGGGTAGCGTCGCCAAGATACTGCGCGGCGATCACGAACAGATTGCCGCCGGCGATCTGGATCGATTGGATCGTTCTCTTCGTGGCCATGACACCTATCCCGGCGAGCTAAAGACGTTCGCGCCGACGCGCGTGACATAGGATGCTGCGATGATCAATCGCGCCTGCTGCTCCACATCCAAGGTCTGCTCGAGCAGGGTCGCAGACAGGAACGGCGAGGGTTGGCCGGAGACTACACCGCCGACACTGGTCGTGATGATGTCCGCATCGGTAGCCGCGATCGCCGCTTCGAAAGGTGCGAGGGCATTCAAGACCGCCGCATAGATGGTAGCGAGGACCACGGGCGTGGCATCCTGCAAATCCCCCACCACGCTGATGGAGCCGTTCACGAGGGCCATCTGCGTGGTGATCTGGGCCACATAATCGTTGAAGTCAACGCTCATCAGAAACCTACCCCGATCGAGTTCAGGAGCGTCGTGGTCGCACCCAGGTCGGCTGCCACGCTACTGTCCAGCGTGGTCACCGGCCCGATGGCTCCTCCCCCACCTAGGCCGCCCGCGACCACGACGCAACTGATCTTGTATTGGATTTGGTAACTGCGCTCGTACAGCCAATTGAACTTGTGAACACCGACCATGTAGAACTGTGTATCCACGATCAACGGCACCTGTGCGCCGCTGATGCGCAGCGCGTCGATCGCCATCGCCTTGGACGTGGCACCTTCCCCCTGGAAGCGCCCACTCCAAATGATGTCCTCGTCGTCGCGTCCCATGGCGTCCACGACGCGGTCGCCGCCGATCAACTTGTGGACCACGAAGTGGTGCTCGCCGCCGAGCATCACGCTCTCGGGGATGGCATAGTCCGTGAAGATGAAGCCACCGAGGATGAGCGCCATCAAGCCACCGCGTGGCTGTGGTCGGTGCGCGACTGCCTGCGCGTCGCGTCGGGATACACCATCCCCTGGATCGGGCCCGCCGCATTCTCGACGATTGATGCGGTCATGGTCCCGACGAACTGCTTCTTCATGTGGACCTTGGCGTTTATGATCCTCGCGCCTCCGCCCTTGCTGGGTCCTTGCAGGAAGTTCATCTTGGACGCGCCGCCTCCGCCGCCGGTCGAGGTGCCGCCGGGGAAGATGCCGCCGTGCGCGGCTCCCGCCAATCCCTGGATGGCGTCCTTCAAGGCCATGATGCCGCCGACCGCCTG